AATTTATTAGCAGCCATTCTTGCAGCCATATCTAAGAAATGATCTGCTATGCGTTTAAACATATTTGCAAACGCTTCTTGAACATTCATTGTTCCACTTATTACTCCTTTAAATGATTCACTAAAAGCATCACCAATTGATTTAGCTGCTGACACTAATTGGAAAGCTGGATCATTTAAAACAGTAAGTTCTTTTTCTAACCTTTCTAATTCTGCATTAACTGATCGCAAGGCAGCCTGAGCAGCTTTATTTGTATCGTTTGTTCTATCTTTTATTTCGTTAAGTTTAACAATAACATCATCTAATTCAGTATTTGTTTTTTCTAAATCTTTAGCCTGATTCGGTTGTTGAATCATTTGACTAATAATAGGCCCAAGTCCAAAGGGAATAGCTCCAGTTCTAACTGCTGCTTTTCTTTGTTCTTCAGCTTTTTCTGTTAATATTTTTTGTTTTCTTATATCTATTAATTTGTTAATAGTTTCCTCTACTCCTTGTTTTTGAAGAGAAATCATAAGACCTGCTTCTTGCTCTACTGTTAAATCTTTCTGTGCTTCTTTTATTGCATTTATAGTAGATTCAAAATCATTAGCCTGAATAGTAGAAGAAAAAGCTGCTGCATCTCCTTGGAATAAAGTTGCTAAACCAGTAGCATCTGGCCCAAAACGCTTAAATTGTGAAGCAACTTGAACAGCTTCTTGTTTTGTAATTCCTAAACTTTTTCCTAATTTTGTTATTTCTTGAGCACTAACACCAGCACTAAATCCCATTCCTTTCATTTCTGTATTTAAATCTCCAATTGCTTTGCGGAAATCAAGAGTTTCTTGAATTTGTTGAGCTAATGCCGTACCAGCAATAGATAACCCAAATCCAAGCCCTCCTCCTAACGCACCACCAGCAGCACCACCAATTCCTCCAAGAATAGAAGCTAAAGGACTTTGACCGAATAAAAGTGGGAAACCTCCACCAATCATTCCACTTGTTAACGCTCCACCAATTCTTCCTTGAGCACCTTTTCTACTTGCAAACATTCCTTGAGGATTTGCAAATTTTCCTATTCCAAGACGATTCCTTTGTCTTTGGAAACCAGAACGAAGGGTATTAGGTAATTGTTGTGGCCCATATTGAGCAGCAGTAAATCCTGTTCCTGAAGTAACTGGCCCAAGACCAGGAATAGGAGGTTGGTAAGCAGTAGGCCCAAATAAAGCTTGAGAAGAAAGAATTGAATTAGATTTCTTGCTTTCAACAGCAGTCTTTTTCATATTCGCATCAATACTTTTAAGTCGTCTAATTTCTTGTCCTGCTCTTTTTGATCCTGTTCCTGCAATAGCTGTTGTTACTAATCTGTCTTCTCTGTGACGAGCTGCCATTTCATTAATTCGTCTATTTCTTCTTCTTGCTGCTTCTTCTGATGGAGTTCCAACTTGCCTGATTCCAAATGCCCTGTTAGGCATCTGTCCTCCTTTACTTAACCTATTAATTATTCCTCCTGGGGCATTAAATCTTTCATCTAACTTCAGTAGAGCTTGTGTTGTTAATTCAATTTCAGTTCTTAATGGTTGAAACGCTAAAGATCCTTGTATTAAAGAAGTTTTTAACTCAGTTCCAACAGTTTTTCCTAATCCAAATAAACCTTTTCCTAGTTCAGCCGTTCCTTTAATTAATGGAATAGCTTTATCTCCTAAAGCCATATAAGCAACAGCTAATGCACCTAAAGCTGGAGCTAATTTTGCACTTGATAAAACTGCTGCTGCTTTTCCAACAACTCCAAACTTTCCTAATGCAATAGTAGGAGCTTTAAGTGCTGGAACTAAATTACCTAATGGGCCTAAAAGTTTATTGTAAGCATCACTTAAATTATTTATTCCCTTAATTCCAGCAGCCGTAGCACCTAATCCTCCTAACCCTACTAAACCAAATTTATTTAATCTACCTTTCATTCCAATAACTTCTTGTATTTTTTGAAGATTATTAGTTGATTTTGTTACTACATCAACAGACTTAGCTGCTGCATTTGCTTCTTTAGATAAATTTTTAAAACCTTGTGTTTTAGATAAATTATCAACACTTACAGTTAACTTTTCTAAACCACGAAGTAAGGCTTCATTTGTTTTATTTATTTTATTTAATTGCTTATCTAACTTAGTTAACGCATTAAGATTTTTGACGGCAATTTGTATTTGAGCTTCTGCCGATGCCACAACTTTTTCCCTAACTCATTCCATATTACCTACGTCTTTGAGTTTTTTGCATTTCTTTCTCTTGATCTTCGTTTAACACTAGGAAATAAGCTGACCATCCAACAATTTCTTCCATTGTCATTTGCCGTATTTCAGTTAAAGACTTACCTAACTCTTTTGCTATCCCAAACTGAAGCATTAATAAATTATCTTTTCTTATCTCTTCGCTTAGTCTTTTGGGTCTAAAGCATCCTCATCATCTGTTAAAACTGCCAACATCAACTTTTGTAAATCAGCATCCTTTACTTCATTCTTTAAAACATCTATCTCTCCCATTTGAAACAACCTTGTTCCATTCTCGTCTTGTGCTTTAGAAATTAACAGTCTTAACGCAAACTCATTTGCATCATCAGATTTAGTTCCTCTTTGTGCTCTTTCTCTTTCTGCCATCGTTAGTGGTGCGACCCACATCTCAAAAATAGACCCATCAGAAAGTTCTATTTCTTTTTTTGTAGCTTCTAAATTCGCTGCTTTCTTTAAACGATCTATTGCTCGTAATGTTGATCTTGCAGATCTAGGACTTGTTGACATAGTAAAAAATTATATGAAATTATTCTAGCGTAATAAACAATAAAAAACCCTGCTAAAGAGCAGGGTTCTTGGAACATTCCGATTCCGTTCTTATTATGAACGACTAAAATCGAATGTTGGTACTCCAGCAGGACGGAAGTTAACTGTTACTGCTTGTGCATCATCAGGAGTAACACCTAAAGAAGCAGAAGTTAGTGTTGCATCAAAGCTAATTGAACGACTTAGAGTGTCACTTACAGTTCCACCACTAAATACACGGTCTGTATAAAGCTTAAATGCTGCACCGACTTGTTGACGCTGAAGAACATCTTCAATCATGCGGTTAGAAAGAGAAGCATCTTCGTTTGTCATGTAAGCAGTTGCACTACCTGAACCATCACCAAATCCAGCAATGTATTTTCTAAATGGAACGTACTGACCAGGATCACCACCAATAGTAGTTACATCAATTTCAGCTCTTTCAATTTCAAAAGACCACTCGCTAACTTGACTAACATTTTCAAAAGCAGCATAAGCAACTTGAAATTCATTAGGAGCTGCTGCTGTTCCAACGTCAGTTAGGTTTACAGCAGAACCACCGTTAGTAGCAGAAACAGTCATTGCTCCAGTATTTGCTACATAAGTTTTGACGTAATAAGTTGTTCCAGCAGTTAATCCAGCAGGTAAAGTTCCTGTTCCTGTTCCACCTGTAGAAGAATCAATAACACTAAACTTAACTGGATCTCCAGCTTTAAGATTCAAATAAGTTTCAACAGTCATTGTTTCTGTTGCAATGACAACATTACCAGTACCAAAAGTTCCTGTTGTTCCTGCTGGTTTGTAATAGAGAGCACCTGATGTGCCAGATAAACATGTAACGGCCATGAGGCTGCTGATAGATTTATCTATAGATTAGCGTGTTATTACTTAACTTAAAACTGTTGCGACAAACGAAGTGTCAATCGTACTCATAAACATAGGTGGATTTTCTGTACTAGAAAAGCTTGGCCCATCTATTGCACCAACCTTTAAATAAGTACCTGTAGTACCTTTTGTCCCATTATTTAAAGTTTCTAAAACATCAACAGCCGTATTTACTAATACTTGATTTCTAGCTGGCCCTTTTCCTTTTTCAGTAAAAATCCTAATAATTATTGCTCCTTGAGCGTTATCAACACTAGAACTTAACGTAGGTTCGTTTGTAATTCCAAAAGTTACGTTTAACCTTACATATTCAGTAGTGCTATTAGCTGGTGCAGCCGTAATGTTGTCAAAAAATATAGGAACCGCAGGACTTAACGCTCCAAAAGCAGTTAACAATGGGTTTTCTACTTGTGCTCGAATAGATTGATAATTCATTTCGTAAGTCCAGCTCTAACACCTTCAACAATAGCTTTTTTCATTGCACCACCTTTTAAATAAGTCCTATACCAATCTTTTTCGGCTGTACTTGTAGCTTCTCCCATTCCACCTTTAACATTACCTCTTTTGCCAGGAGTAGGTCTGCTACCTTTTGCTACTACTTTTCCAATAGGAAAATTACCTTTTCTATCTCCTCTAAATACACCTTCTTCTAAATCTAAAGCGTATGGTGCATAAGGTTGTCTATTTTCAATTCTAAATTTTGTAACCCTTCTCATTTCAGCAAGGTTGGTTGATAATTTTGGAACGTCATCAAGCGTATAAGGATATTCACCACCAGTAGAACCAGAAGCACCTTTTCCAGCAGGAATAGCCATCCAACTATTCTTAAAATCTCCAGACCACTCTGGCCCTTTTTCTGCTAAATCATTCATTACCCTTACAGTCGCTTCCCTAGCTGCTTCATTTACTTGTTCTAATAAAGCACGACTCATTTTTTTGAGTTCTTGTCCTCTAGTTGCCATTACTGTGGCCTCACTATCAATGTATGAAATATAGGCTTATCTCCTCTCGCTGTTTGAATATTGATAATTTTTCCTTCTTTGGTAGCACCTGCTTGTGCATATTGAACACGATCTGCTTCTGTCGGGTAATAATCCCCCAATTCACTCGCTCCAATAACAATCTTTAAGTCGGTTGTTTGATATAAGCCTTCGTCTTCACTTGAATTAATGTCTAAAATTACTCCTTTTACGCTGACATTTGTATCTGAGCCAGTAACAGCTCCTGTTGTTGGGTTATAAGTTCTTGGAGTTGTAGTTTTAACAAAAGTTAATGTTTGACCCCATGTATTAAGGACGCTTGCTGGTACGTTTCCAAATACATCATCAATTTTTGCCATAATTAACCTCTTACCACTCGTACTTGATAGCCGCCAGCTCCACCAAGACAATAAGCACCAAGATAGGACTGCAACCAAGGATAAACGTCAAAAACATTGTTCACATTGCCAGTAGCAAGACTAGCTTCGTTGTATTTAACCTTTAGTTCACCAAGTTCTACTTCTTTTGCAACGCCTTCTGTGCCACTATTTCCTGTCATTGCATCTGTGTCATTAGCTAACGCTCTCGCTAATTCATATTGTGCATACTTGATTTTGTTTGGAATTGAACTGCAATCAAGCTCAACATCATCAACTTGAAAATTATTTCTAGGCCATTTTAATGCTTGTGATTCATCACATCTATCACCGTAAAAATTCAAGCTGTCGATCCAACGAGTAGCAGAAATTAATGCACGATTTTTTTGATCGTCTGTTTTATTTGTCCACGTTGAATCATCAGGAGAAGTTTCAAAGTAACTATTAGCTTCTGCCAAAGTTGCATAGCTATTAGAACTTTCACCTTTCAAAGTGGCGTGAATAGTAGCTGCCACGTTTATTTACCAAACATTGTTTACATTCTAGCGTCATAAAAAACCCCCACCAAATAAATGATGAGGGTTTTGACTTCCAACCTTGATATTAGATCAAAGTGTAGATGTGTCTAGAGGACTGTTAACTGTCAATTGAACTAAAGGAATTAGGTCAATATCGTATGTAGCTCCCCACTTAGCATGAGCACCCAAGTTTGAGTTTGTTGGGTTGTCACCAGCGTCTACCCACTTAGTACCCATA